AGCATACGACAGCGACGAGTGGCCCGCCAAAAACAGGGTTGTCCCCGCACCCGTCGTCTGGTTGAACCTTGCGTAGCACGAAATCGGAAGGCTGTACGGGTACCACGGACCCTCAAGGAACCGCATGTAGCGGTGCCTCCAAATCCACGGGTTGTACACGAACGTCCGCGTGTTCCCCGTCGAACCGTTCCACGGCACCGACGCGAACAGCATACGGTTCACATAGCCGAGAGCGATCTTCGACTTGTACGCGGCGGGGATCAGCCCGTCGCGGACAGTCGGCCAAATCTTGTCGTAGATCGGGTACGGGCCAGTGCCCTTGTCCAGATAGACGCCCTGCGGCCACGAGAAGAAGAACAGGCCGACATCGGAGTTGACCACAGCCTCCTGCGACACGCAGCCGATGTCCTGCGAGATCGGCACCACCTGGAAGTTCTGCGGGCCGTAGCCCGTCAGCTCCGTCATCGAGTCGTTCTTGAAGATGTACAGCCGCTCACGGAACTCGATGATCGCCGTGATCGCATCGCCGTCACGGCCCACGTCGATGTCGATGAAATCTTCTTGGCGCCAGTCCTCGGGGGCGTTCGCGTGCGACCAGCGGATACGGTTCGGGTAGTGCACCCCGCCCTCATAGGTGCCGGCGATGAACACACGCCCCAGGTGGGAGCAGATCATGTCGGCGTACGGCATGTTGCCGTCCGTGCCCCCCTCCCCGCCGATCGTCTCGTTCCACGCCGTGCCCAGCGCCGTCAACGTCGTGCCGTTCCAACGGAACGACGGGGCGCCGCCAGCGAGCCCCGACACCACCCCGTAGAACAGCCCGTTGAACACGGTGCCACGAACCCTCGCCCCCACAGCGAACGACGACCCCGAAGTCGTCCACGCAGACCCCGACGTGTAGTTCCACGAGCCGTTCGAGCACTGCGCGATCACCTGCGACACGCTGGTGGTCGTGTACGAAAACAGGCTGACAGGTGTCGCTGGCAGGGCGTTCGCGAACGGCGCCACCACGCGGCGCTGCACGAACCCGCCGCCGATCTGCACGTCCACGTCGAGACAGTCGGGGGTTTCGTTCTTCCCCAACTGGAACGCGTCCGCACGGGTGTTCAGGCCGCCAGTGAAGTCGGCCATCGTGGCGAGCTTGATCGGTGTCGGCGGATAGTTCGGCAACCCGCCCCGCCTAGCCGCCACGGCTAGGCGTCCGATCCGATGCCGCCCAGGCTCTCAAACGGGAAGCGCAAACGGGGCGGCAGTTCGCGGGTCACCCCGCCGCCGTTCAACCGCAAGTTCTCGGGCAGCGGTGCCCGCAGATACTTGCGGACCAGCCGTGCCTTCGCCTGCTCGTACATCTGATCCCAGTACGACGACTGCTGCAAGTCGGTCTGCTGCGCCCACGCGTACGACAACACTTTGTCGCGGATCGCCGAATGGAAATCGGAGGGGGCGTCTATCGTCGCGCCGACACCCTCCGAGATGAAATCGACAGGCTCACGGTAGGCGCGCACGTTCAACGTGTACGCGGCGTTCGGGATCGGCCACAACGTCAACCCCGTGTTCCCCCACAGGCTGTACCGCTCAGGTTCCTGCGACACGATGAACGCAGGGGTGAACGTCGACTCCAGCGCCGTCTGCCCGTGGTACAGCAACTCCCAGTGCGGCCCCTGCACCGCAATGATCTTCTTCGGCGACACCGTAGCGGTCGCCGTGTGCCCCGCCACCGTCACCGCCGGCAACGCGTACGACTGCTGCCCCGCGACCGTCGTGACCGTGTACGGGGAGCCCAGGCCGCCAACCTCGAAGAACGGCCAGCGAATATCGGCGCCGATCAGATCGTCGTAGGCGGACTGTATCCACGCTGTCGCAAGCGACGGCGGGATGTCGGTCGAGTCGACATCGACAAACGACAGGACGTAGTTGATAACGTCCTTCGTCGAGAGGGCAGGCACCTACTCGGCTGCCTTCGCAGCCTTGCGCTTCTGCCCCAAATGCCCCAGGCACACATCTTCGGCGTGCACCCTGTTGTTACACGGGCCGCCAGTCGCCCGCTCCTCCTGGCACAACACAACAGGAGCGGGGGGCGGCTCCTCGAAATCCATTCCGCCGCCGTACAGTGCTGCCCCTGCCGTCCCCGCAAGCGAGGCGACAGAACCGACACCGACAGAACCGAAAACGGGAACCGCCCCCATCTCCTCAGTAGCCCCTGAACTCGATGTTCACGGCAGGGGTCGTCGACAGGTTGGTGGCGTTCGCCACCTCCGAGGTCGACCCCGAGTACGCCTTCAGCTTCGGCGCCGCGACAGTGCCGGCGAGCACCACTTGCACGCCGTGAACCGTCGGGGCGTACGAACGTGACGGCACCTGGGCGCTGTCGGCGAGAACGCCGCCACGCACATGCACCGACACGACCCCCTGCAAGCCGAGCTGGCCGAGAGGCACCGTGTCCCCGCCCGTCGCATACGACGACGAGAACGTCACGTCTGCGGTGACAGACCGAAGCGCGCCAGCAACACCAGGGGTGATGTTGGCGATGGCGACCTGACCCATCGGCCTAGTACCTGTTCAGCAGCACGCCGTGCCGCATACGGTTGCTGACCGTCAGGTTGCCGTACACCAGGATTTGCGCGTAGCGGGCGTCCTGGTTGGGGGCCAGCTTGAAGGGGGTGTTCGAGAACCAGCGGTTCTTGAACCCCTTCAGCTTCAGGTACTTCGAGTTGAGGAAGTACAGGGTGTTGCAGGACTGCGAGCCGACCGTGTAGTCGGCCAGGTTCACGTCGAACATGAGCGGCGTGGTCTTGAACAGCAGGTTCTGGAAGCCCAGGTCGCCGGTCTTCGTGTCGGTGAAGCGGAGCTGCGGCTGGAGCAGCGACTCGTACTTCTCGAAGATACGCTCGCCGCACAGCCCGAAGTCGGCGCTGTCGTTGCCCCGAGACGAGATGTTGTACAGGTGGGTGAGGTCGCCGAGCGACAGTGCGGTCGCCGCCTGCGATGCGGGGGCGTAGCACTGCGGTACCACTTGGTTGACGCCGTTGATCGCCACGGTCTGGTTCTGGCAGACGCCGCCAGTGCCGTAGTCGACGTACGGCTGCCACCACTGGTTCTGGGTGGGCTGGGTGCCCACCAGCGGAACGGAGGTGATGCCGAGGCTGATGTTGCCGACAGGCGACCCGTTCTGCGACACGTCGTAGCCGGCGAGGACGGCCTTCAGGCCCCACCAGTCCTTGCCGCCGTTGCCCGAGCCGTCGGCGAGGAACATCACGTCCATCGCCTCGGAGATCGTCTCCTCGGCCTGGGTGATCTTCGCTTCGAGCAGGTCGATGATCGCCTCCTCGCCGCTGTTCTCGGCCTCCTCCAGACCGTTGATCGCGATGGTCGCAGCGAACTGCTTCCACGCGTACTCGGCCGAGGAGATGCCCGACGATGCGGTGAGGGGCAGGGTGTCGTAGCCCGAGTACGAACCAGCAGCCTGGTTCTGGGCGTACATGAGCGGCTCGACGATCTTCGCGCCGCCGTCGAGGAGCGACATGCGGTTCTTCGACTTCAGCCAGCCCATCAGGGGGCGGGCCGTGAACACGTTGTCCTCAAGGGTGGTGCGGTAGTTCGCGAGGGTGGTGGACAGAATGCTGTCGTAGTTGACGTTACCGAGCGCCATGGCTCAGAAGCTCCTTAGGAGTGGGTTGCCATTGCCATGCGAAGTGCTTCGCGGAACGTCGGCTTCGCTGAACTGCCGGTCGCCGTGGCGCCAGGCTGAGGGTTCGACCCGCCTGTAACCACCTGCGCCTGCCGTTTCGCCGCCGTGGCGGCGTTCAGCTCGGCGATCCGCGCCTCTTCGCGCGTCTGCTGCTGCCAGCGCAGGAAAGCCATCGGCAGGTTCGTGATCTGGTTGTCGACGGCGAACGCCACAAGGGCGTTGTCGTCGAACTCGCCGTTCACCGCTTTGAGGTCGTCGATCGTCTTTCTGATCTCGGCCTCGGTGCGCTGCCGTTCGGCTGCTAGCCGCTGGGCTTCAAGGCCCTTCGACTCCTGCGCCTGGAGCATCTGCTTGACACCCGACAGTTCCCGCTTGATCGCCTCTATCGGGTCGATCTCCCCTTCGTCCGCTTGGACGCTGGGCTGACCGCCACCGAGGTTCACGCCGAGGGCGCCCGCAAGGGCGACCAAGGTTTGCTGCGGGTTCAGTTCGAGCGCTTTCGCAAGCTGCTCCATCTGGGCCAACTGCTGGCGTTGCGCTGACAGTTCCTGCGTTTTGCGGGTGTAGTCAGCCTGCCGCTGGTAGCCCTTCGTCAGCTCCTCAAGGGTGACCTTCTCCTCTTTGCCGCCGACCAGAACGGCGAAAAGGTCAGGTTCCTGGGCGCTGCTTGCAGCAGCAGGTTCGGCAACCCCTTCGGTTGGCGTCCCCTCCGAGATGGTCGTCTCGAAAGGTTCAGCTCCTACAGGCGCTACGTTTTCTGCTGCGATGCTTTCTGTGTCCACGTGTCTCCCGTGCAGAGGTGTGTCGGGAGATACGAAAGAACCGTCCAGTCGCTACCGCTGAACGCGGGTCGCCATGTGATGCACCACCCGCTGCTCGGAGGACAGCCGGCGGTGCGCCTCCACGTCCATCGTCAGCCGAACGTGACCGTGATGTCAGGGGTGCCGGTCGTCACGACCGTCAGCCCGTTGTTGAACACGGCGTCGAAGCAGTAGTTGCCGCCCGCCACAGGCGTGATGACGGCGATCACCGCACCCGACGCTGCCGTGTTGTCGTAGACGGTGATCGTCGCCGACGTGCCAGCGTTGTTGACCACAATGTTGTGCAGCGTCCCGAGACGCTGCGCCAAAGTTGTCGTCGCGTTGGTGTTGATGTGGGCGTACCCGAAGTTCGTCTGCGCCATAGCTACTCGGACCCTTCCGTCGGTTCAGGCCCCTCGTCTGGCTGCATCG